GACTGTTTTTAATGTGCCAATTTGAGATAAATTCTTTTGTGCCTGCAAAAGCTGATTTATATCAGCTTTTGCATTTTTGATTTGTCGCAAAGTTGATTGTTTATTTTCTTCTATTTTTTGTTCAACACTTTGCATATTTTGCGCAAGTGTACCCGCATCAAGCACCCCTGCATTTTCAACAACACCGAAAGCCTTCACCCAGAATTGCACGTCATCAAGGCTGTTAATGGCTTTGATGCATAATTTGAGGATTAATGATTTAGGGCGAGTTTCATTTCCACCTGTTGCCATTGGGCTATCTAATAGCGGATGCATAAATCCATTATCACTGAGATTATCATCAGTTGTAGTTGCAGTGCGTAATCGTGAATCTATAACTGTTTTCGTTTTGTCATAAAAAATATTACTATCATTTGAATTAACCCAGTGTGTTCTCACTTTGTGAACGTGCTTTTTAATCTCGTCACTTTGTGTTTGCCCTACAGATAGCCCATTACCCGCATTACGCAAAAATCTATCTGCTACTTTAGGTACACTATTAATCGAGCCATATTGGTCGACTAAGTGACGATATAACTCTGGGTAATTTTGCTGTGTAACGGTTGTTCTGATTGAATCAAAGGCAATCCAGCCTGCAGGAATGTTATCCACGGCAAAATAAGCCGTCATGCCTGTGTCGCTACGAGTTAAATCAGGAAGTTGGTTGCTGTCGCCCAAAGTGCGGTATAAATCGGGAAAGGTTTGTTGGTTAAATGTCGTGCCATCGGCTTTTAAAAAACCAACGGGATTAGTTACCGCACGAGGAAATGACACTACGGCACCTAAAGGCAAGCCTTTTTTCGCGGCTTCGCCCACCGCATATTCAGATGCAAATTTGTTTTTGTCTGCCCCATCTGTTTTGTGAGATATTGGTAAAATACCAGGCTCTGTTTCTGTCGCTGATTTTGCTGTCCATTTTGTATTGGCAAGCTCTTCGGCTTCAACCGCTTTGTCATAAGCCGTTTTAACCGCCGCACTGGTTGCAACTGTGTCTGCGCTGTTGCTATTTACTGCAGAGGATTTTTTGCTGTTTGGGATAACATTGCCAAGGGCACGCGTGTTGGAATCAATAAGCTGTTTTAGCTGATAACCGGTTTTAGGCGTCAATGCTAAATCTTCACTTTGGCTATCGTAGCCTGTGTAGAGTTGCGTCACCCCATATTGAGTTAATGTCGCCTGAGCAATCTCACTCAACGTAAACCCCCAACGTACCCAATATTGGGACTCTGATTCATTCGGGCGGTTATTTTTACTCTTTTTTAATGCTCGGTAGCTTACGCCATCAAACTGGACACAAGAGCCTTTTGTATAGTCTTGTGTAGCAGACCATTCGGGCAAGCCTCGTTGCATTAAATAAGTATGTTTTTCGTCAAGTCGTTTAAACAAGAAGTTAAACCACTCCATAGGAGGGATACCCTGTGTTTGGTCAAACGTAATCCCCCATCCACGCAATAAATCAGGGAAATTATCAACTTCACCTTGTTTTGCAGATGATGCAAAAATGCTTTCATCTGGCTTATTTACTAATGCCATATGTGACCTCTATATTAGGTTGAAAAGATATTGCACACCGGCTTGGCGTGGCAATATATCTAAATGATTGATTGCGAATTTCTTAAAATCAGATGTGCTCGCACTTGGAACAGAGATAGAGACGGTCATATCGTAGTTATCGACGATGTGACAACCTTCTCCGAAAATAAATAGGCATGCCTCAATTAAGTTTGGTAGCGTGCCTATTTGGTAGTTTTTAAGGATTCTGCATTTAATCAGGAACCGATAATCATCATCGGATAATCTAACGGAATCAGACAGCGGGTCTCGTTTACGATACCATTGCGCACCGCCTAGTCTTTTTTGACTAAATCCCAGTGCATTGGGCGAATTGCGGAAACCGAAAAATTTACGTAATTGATAGCCATTAATAACCCGAAATTGCCCGACGTGTTTACCGACCAAATCAAGCTGATGCCCTGTTGCTGTTTCAATATTCAACACATCTTGCAACCGATATAAATCGATAAAGCCTTGCCCGATAATGCTTTCAAATAGCTTAATCGTTGAGACGGCTTTGGGCTTGTTTCGGTATTGCCAAATCAACAAATCAGAATAGCCCATTATTCCACCTCAATGGTTATATCTGTTGCTAAAATTCGGATTAATTCACGTGGTTGTGCGGTAATATTTTCCGTGGTAAGAGACTGCCCTTTACGCCCGATTTTTAGTTCTTTCACCCAGAAACCGCCCACTTTATTAATTGGCGAATAAAGTCTGGAAAGCGAAAGATTTTGCCCGATGCCAAAGCGCTGAATGGATAATAATCGTTTGATTTCATCCTTATCCACTTCAGTAAAATCCTCATATCGAACACAACGCATAGATACTTGCACATCAACAGGCGTTGCATGGTCAAACCGTAATGCTCTACGCTCGCCATTTACCGTTAAAGTTGTTTCTGTAGCACCTTGCAACCCTACCCCTGCTCCTTTATTTTCATAAATAACGTGAGCGATTTGCTCATCTGCCCCGCCATCTACAATAATATTCAAGGAGTTAGGCTCTACACCATATTTATCACGCTGTTTAGTGTTATTTTCTAGCACTTTAACTTGTCTAACATCAGGCAATGCGGCAATTTTTGACTGGATTGCATCGGCTGAATTTTGCGCATTTTTGGTTCGGCTAATGAAAAAACGTTCTCGTAATTGCAAGTCGGTTTCTTCTTCCTCACCAATTTCTGCATTTTCGAATGTGGTTGCCGAGGTAAGCCCAAGCGTAACGGTCTCAATGGTCAAATTCGTGTTTTTTATGAGGTTAAACGCACCCAATTCTTCGCTGCGGAAGTCCGCACGGGCGGAGCCATTACTATCTAGCTGTACATCTGCCGTTAATACCCACCGCACTTTATGTGGGTCAGACACTACAATCCCCGCATAAAGGTGAGTTAAAGGCTCTCCTGTCAAAATCACTGAGCGCAAATAGCTATAGCTTGCCGCTCGTCTTATCAATCCTGCATAAGCGACACGCTGATCGAGCCAAGCACCTGTCGCAACATCAGGATCTAACTGTCGATATACATTCTCGGCAAGCTCCTCAATATCCATCTTCATTTGAGCAAGTAAACCCACCATTTGCCCATCGGGTGAGTTGGGCGATAGGTCGATATTCTGCCCATAGATTTGTCTAAATCCATCTTCAAATCGCGCCACGATTTCGTTTAATCGCTCAATTTGAATGCCAGTTTCAATCAGTTTTGCCATATTTTCTCCAATAAAAACCGCACTTTCTAAAAGATTGTGCGGTTATAAATTCACGAAAAGATCTAACTGTTTAATTTGTAAAAGCTCACGCTCAAGGGCTTGCTTTTCCGATTTGCATTGCTGCAATAATTTTCCCCGTTCACCGGCACGTTGCGTGTATTCGGCTTTCTTTTGTTGCCACAATACCAACTTGTTTTTGACTTCGTCACGGCGGGCGACACCTTCCGTCCAATAGTCCCACAACGCCAAGAAACATTCCTCTTGATAATTTTCCAAGCGTTCTTTTAAATCGGCACGCACTTTGTTTGGGTTAATGCTAAACAGCCAGCCATTTAATTTCTTGATTGGCATACAAAGCATTTGACGATTTTTACCGTCTGCGCCAACTGTTTCGATATGGAAACAGTTGAACTTTTTGCTATTCTCGTTCAATTTAATTGATTGAGTTCCCCAAGATAACCCAATTCCTTCCACAATCTCACGCATTGCCACATAAGCCACGCCGTTGTTGTCCACTAAAGTAACTTCTTTATCTAAAAATTCTGCAGTTAATGTTTGCATATTTCCTCCTATTTTCTCCACCAAAGAGAGCCTGTAAGAAGCAGTGAGTGGAGAAAGGAAACACCGCTTGTCGCGTGTACATCGCTATCTTACAGGCAATAAAAAAACCCGCCAATTCAAGCGGGTTGTAAAATTTCAATAAAAAAGCCGAACTGCATTGCTACAATTCGGCTATTGTTAGAAATAGTAATGCAAATTTAGGGTTAAGTCAATTTATAATCACTTTTGATGAGACTGTTCAACTTGGCAAATATACCCATCGCAATCTTGATTTAAGTCTAAATGATAAGTGGCCCATAACAACGCCACCACAAGTAAAATTCTGAACATAGTTTGTCCTTTTTTGTAAATTTTGGGTGTAGCAATCCGCCGCACGGATTTCTTTGGGAAAAGTGCGGTCGGATTTTTCGTTGTTTTATAGAATGTCTAGCTGAAAGCCTGTTGCCTTAGGGTTATAGGCTCGAAGATATTTTAATACGCGCCAGTTATTGCCTTGCTCGCATTCAAATTGCTCTGTAATGCGTGTCAATACGTTATGTGCCTGACGGAGAGTACTGCGATATTCGTAAGCCATGCTATAAACGGAAGCAGCGTAGTGCGAACCAATTTGTTTTAATGCGGGGTGAAGTACTTGGCAAAGTTCCATGCCACGCAATAAAGCAAACCACGCCCAAACGAGCTGTTGTAGGTCATGTTCTGTAAATTCACGGGTGAATAGCTCATCTTTTTTCTGTTCAGTGATAAGCTCACCTTCAAGCACGATTCTGTGAACATACTCTACTGCTTCAGGGAGTTGCTCTAATGTCAAATCTTCGATTGATTCAACATTAAAGCGTTGATGGATTAAATGATAGGCATCGGAATAAATTAATCCCTTTTTGCTCACGAGCATATTTACAGCATTGCGTAGTCCTGTGCGATCATCTACCGTAGTTTTACGTTCTGCTTTACCATTAAACCAATAATCATGTAACGCTTGATAACACTCTTTTTTGTATTTGATTAATGTGCCACGGATTTCTGGTTTACAACGATTAATATCAATTCCAAATAACCAACCATTTAAATATTCGATTGGTAAGCAGATCATATTTTGGTTGCCGCCATTAGTAGGTATGATCATAACGATCATACCTTGAGAAAGAACTTCATCACGTTTGATACGTAATACTTGAGGTTCCCATGCAAGACCAATATTTTCACAAATAGGCTTCATTGCAACATAATGTACGCCGTTTTGTTCAATGGTAATCAAGGATTGATTGTTAAAAGATACTGTTTGAGTTGAGATTTGATTAGACATAACTGTCTCCTACTGTTTCTTCGATATTTTTAAGATGCCGCAAGTTGGGCGCCAAGTGGTTCGAAGGCTGCAGTAAGTCAGCTGGACATATTCCCCTTTCGGGTATTGTATTAGTCGCCCACTCGGCATAGATAAGATGTGATTATGCGCAATGAATGTTTAATGGCAATAAAACAAACAAGGTTACTAAATTTCACGCATAAAAAAACCGCTATGCTATCGGGAGCGGACTAACCGCTTACTGCTAATAAGGCTTCGACACCTTGAGTAGATAACTATCTGCTTGTAGGGGATGTTACTTTTCAAATGATAATTTGTCAATCTTTTTGTATACTTTTATATATAAAAAAAATTAGGGTTGCGTTGGAATAATAATTTAGGATCTTCTTGTAGAAGAAGAATATTTTTCTTCCCATTTTTAAATTTAAAAATTACTTTATTTTTTATTAAAACCTTAATAAAAATCTTCATTAATGGGATGGACTCATCTTCTAGTAATGAAAAAAAATTTTTTTCATACACGCCAACTCCCAACGGCAAGCACTCAGATACAATATCAATAAGATACAACGTAAATTCCTCAGTGATATCTTCAGGGACTTCAAGTCTAGTATACCCACTACAGTTATTCCAGAATCTACAATGAAGTTCGTATATTGTAAGAAGGGCATATTTCTGTGAAATTTCGAACTTATCAGACCAATCAATTCTACACCATTCATCTTTTGATAACATAAATCTATCAAATAACCTATGGTGAGTTGGGCAAAGGTATAAATAATTCTTGTCATGATCCGCCCCTTTTAGCCGTCTTGGTACTATGTGGCATTTATCAATAGTTCTGTTTTCTCCACATATCTCACAAGAAATATTCCTATTTTTCACTACTCCATATTTTCTTATGTCAATGAAAACATCAATAGCAGACTTATAATGAGGTTTATTTTCTATATCAACAAAGAATGATTTTGTTATTATATCACCAATATCTTTTGGATATAGATAAGGGTTAATCATGTCTCTATCAACTTTTGATATTAACTGATCAATAAGATGGATTAAATATTGAAGTTTATTCTCATAAAGTGGAATTTTATCTAAAAGATTTTGGATCTTTTCCAACTCATAAATATCATTCGGATATTTAGGGTAAATAATCATGTGGATTCTATTCTAATGGAATATTAACAAGATAATGCCTATTCTACGGAACCAAAATTGTTTATGTAGGTTTTTAATCAGAAATTTTCTATTTTTGCGATCTTCATCACAAAACTTTATTAATTTAACCGCACTTTAAGCGTCATAACGTGCGGTTTGTTGTTGTCCGTAAATATCTTGGTAATCAATTGATATGGTCAGCTTGCGAGTGTCTGCATCAAAATTAGCTTGGTAATTAATTATTTTGTTTACGCCTTCAGTTTCCAACACATAGCGTTTTATTTTGATTTCCCAATCCGCCATATTTACGCCTCGCCCCATTTGTTCGAACCAAGGCAATCCGTGTTCTAGGTCTAAAAACCAGTCATTAGTAAATGACCAAAGGCGAGTTTGTACATTTTGCGCAATGGCATCTGATTCTGTTGCGTAGTTAGAAAACCCTTGACCAAATGTCCAATCGTGATTGCTATCTATTCTGCGTACTTTCATTTCACCACCATCTAATTGCGTTAATAAATGGCGTGAGAATGGATAAGCCTAAGCAAATGATAGCAAAAGCAATCGCAAAACGAATTAAAGGGGTTGTTTGCGTTTCCATATCTAATCCTTTTAAAAGATGAATTTGTAACTTTGTTTTGATATACTTCACAACGATTTATTCCTTTTAAATTTCGCTTAATTGGAATGAAAAAAAGCCAAGCACGCCTATGCTTGGCTTTTTACATTAAATATTAACCGCACTTTTATTGTGGCACTCCTGTTTTACCGCCACTGTCGCCTGTATGTTTATGGGTTTTGCCTGAAATACCACCTGCTTTTACATCTGTATCGCTCGAGATAACGCCTGTAGAGCTATGCGAACCTGTTTGCGAGGTGTTGCCCTGATGTTCGATATTTCCTTTAATCAAAATCGAGCCGTTTTTGATTCTGATGTATGTGCTGCCATCAAGGGTTTGCATGGATAATCCATCGGTAAAAAATCCGCCAATAGCTTTCGGCACAGAGCATATTCCAGGAATAAACATCGCATCGGATAAATCATGTAGCCTAAAATCTAAAGGCGTTGATGCGTTGCCGTTTTGCCACCATCCGTCAATGCAACGCTCGGAAAATATGGCTATGCCCTCATCGCCTGCTTTAAGCGGAAATGTCACTGCAAAGCCCCCGCCACGAGGAAAGCTCACAGGCACATCAAGAAGTGGCGGTATATCTGCCCCACTCCCATCAACTAATTGCATTTTTATTTGTATCGCAAGTGACACGGTTTGTTTTGCAGGGTCAAAACTCACCACTTTTGCAGGAAGTGCGGTATGTAAATTCAGTTGATTTTGTTGGATTTGATGGTCGGTTGCGGTTTCTGGCGTTGCTAAGGTTTGTGCGTAATTCATTTTTTCTTATCCTTGCTTTGCTTATCTGATTTTTTATCTGATTTCTGACCGCTCTTTTCTTTTTCCACTTTTTGGAATTTACCCCCGACAACCGTCATCTTGCTGTGCCAATCCCCACCGATACCATCGCCAGAATGCGCAAGTTTTACAATCTTGTACTCCCCATTGAAGTACTCAATGATAGATTCAACTTTCACAAGTCCGCCAATTTGTAATGCAGGGTTGAGTAAACAAGTCAGCTCTAATCCCTCATCGGTTTGCTCTGGCGCATTAATCATTCCTGTATCTTGGGAAATCAGTACGGCATCATCACTTAGCACTTTATCTTTCGGCAGGAAAATAAGCGAGCCATCTTGGATAGACCAATCAGCCTTATTATTGCGTGCAATTTTGGTGAGAATATCTCGACTATTGCCGTTTAATACCCTACCACGAGGGAGCTTTCGTTGGTTGGGAATGTCAATGGCACCAGTCTGCACTTTAGGCATCGTCTTTTGCAATTCCTCAACAATCTGCTTGTCTGTTGCTCCTGCTTTTAATGTTGTTTTGGCTCTCGACTGAGTATAGGCTTGATGTCCATCTGAACACTCAAGCGTAAGGACAAAATCCAATCCCTCTCGTTGGATTCTTGTCTTGGTAATATCTCCCGCATAGATTTGGCGTAACTCGCCATAACCAACCGATAAGGCGACTTTCTTATAGTCTTGGCTTAATAATTGGTTGATATGGTCTCGATTTAAGTTCCATACTTGGATTTTAGCGGGATTAGGCTTTTCATTGATGGTTTTATCAATTTCAAACGCAACACGTAATTGCTCAATGCTTAACGTTTCTTGGTCGTTGCTAATGTCCAGTTTCCAACGTCTGCCAAATTGTTTCATATTTACCACCAGCGAATTGCAGTAATTAATTCAGGCGCACGCCATACTGCAAAAGATAAAACCACTGCAATTAAAATGGCAATAAATCGCCACGCTTGTAATTTTGATGTCATTTGCAATACCCCTTTAATTAAAATCAAAATAGATGTAAAATTATCCACAGATATATCTACTCCTTTCCTGCCTGTGGAATAGAAAAACCCCGAAGTGCTTGCAACGCTTCGGGGTTTGTTTTTAAAGTACGGTCATTTTTAAGATGATTTTTCGCCTATATACAAAAAACAACGAGTACCCAAATCTTCTATACTCATTGGATCTAATTCTGCACCACTTTCATCGTCCAAATAGAAGAAGTAAGGCTGCGTACTGCGAGCCAATAATGGCACCCCACACGCAAGCGCATGGCCTCGGCAAATCTGCTTTTGATTGACTGGCTCAAATATATCCATTGCCCAGAATTGTCCAATACTATTAAATCGCAAGGTTAAGCGGATTTTTATGCCGTTAAATTCAAAGGTTTGTTCCTGATAAGGGTGTTGTGTTAATGGAATTTTACGCATACGTCTCACTACCATTTAAAAAGATTGAAAAGCGAGGAGGTTCTTTTAGGCGTATCGTTCTTTGGTTGGGTAGAACCTTGCTGTGATTTTGTTGCGGATTGAGCCGCTGCTCGACCGCTTTTACTCTTGCCAGATGCAGATGATTTAGATTGAGCCGTTTTTGTCTCAACAATAAATATCTCACGAGCCGTTATTGTAAATGTTGCACTGCCATCTTGTGATTGATTGACGGCTACAGATTGGATGAGCATGTTCTTGTACAAGTTAATGCCTGTCTGTATATCAACGGTTTCCCCCGATTTCTGACAGGCGATAAAATCGGCATAGCATTTTTGCACTCTGCTATCCCCTGCACTACTATCAAGCAATCCGCCTAGACCAAAATCAGGCAAAAAAGGGGCAATGGTTCGCACTTGATTAAGGATGCGCTTCACTTGATTATATTCCCCTGTAGCTTGGCTAATTACTCTGCCTGCTCTCGCAATAGATTGCGATGTTTGAGTGATAACCTTAACTGGCAAAGGGAAACTGTTAAGAAAATCTATCCCACCGCGAATATTCCCGATAAACGGAAAGTCTAAACCAAAAGTCGAATGGTCGTGATCAACCATCACACCATTAATGGTAACTTGTTTAGGCTGAATAACAGCGTGGTCAGCAATGGCAGCCCCTGATTCAATCGGGTTTTCTGTAATAGATAAATCCGACTGATGGTCTTCTGTTGTGACCACATCAAAGGTAATTTTGCCAATCTTGCGATTGGATACTTGAGCAAAATTTAACATAGAGGCTACCCCACAACAGGTGAAAGTTGATTATTGATCGCTTGAGCCGATTGCTCTGCCACTGCTTTTGGATTGTCCGTACCTTGGATATTTTGCGTAATGGTGATTTTGTTGTTACTGTTCTTTTGGCTATTGTCTGTCATGGCACCATTTGTTGTTGCACCTGCCGCAGCAACTTGTGGAGCCGCTGTGTAAGATGGGTCAAACATCATTGTGTCATAGGCTTTCGTATTTTGACTGGCCGTACCTACCTTTTCGCCACTATCACTAAACCACCCTTTTATTGTATCAACAATCGGTCCGATATATTGGTCGTAATAGCCCTTAACCCAATCAAATGCACTTTGGAATGGCTTTTTAATCCAGTCTGTAACTTGGGCGAACTTGGTCTCGATAACATCCAAATCTAACTGTTCGCCAGTAAATAAATTCCATAAACCGCCAACAAGCGCGAGCCCAAGTTTAAATGGCAGCTCGAGCATATCTGTGATGAGGGATAATGTTGCACCAATGGGATCGACGCTAAAGTTATCAACAAAATCTTTCCACGTGGATTTTACCCATAAAAGTGCGCTCTTAAATGGCTTCCAAAATTCACCTAATGCACTTTCACCACCTTCAAGATAAGTGATAAAGTCATCAATCAATAGAAATACTGCAGAAAATATAGCAATCCATCGAGTAAGTGGATTAGACATAAACGCTAACAATATCCGACGACTTAACCATAATAATGCCGCGCCCAATGCGTAGATTAAGTTTTTCCACCCAACAGTATGCTCAACAACATTATCGATGGCTGCAGCTAACTCAAACAAGAATGACAGTATTTTGCCAAATCCGTTGAGTGTGGCCTTGATAAACTCATTATTCTCGGTAAACCATTTTGTAAACCGCTCGGCTAATCGCTGAATAGATGGCGCAACACGGAGTGAGACATATTCGCCAATAGCTCTAAAAGCCTGAGAAACCTGAGTCAGTGCATCTTTAAAAGCCGCAGCGGTTTCTGCATTTTCTGCATTACCAACCCCAAGCGTGAGTGCACTCGCAAGGGCGATTTGTTCTTTCAGCTCATCATTACCAAGACGCAAGGTTTGAATCATTGAACTATCAATACCGAGTTTCGCAAGCATCGCAATTTGCTCTTGCTCGCCCATTGCTTTCATCTTGTCCGAGATTTCACCCAGCATTTCGCTTGAGGTTTTAACATCCCCATTCGCCTTTTTGGCACTTAGTCCATATTGCTCAAATGACTTAGCTCCTCGACCGATACCCGTTGCCGCCTCACCTATAACACGAGATAACCCTTCAATAGATGATTGGGCAGCCTGTGCAGATGAACCATTGACCTCTGCAACCTTACCTAAGTTGTAAATTTGGTCGGCTGATTCGCCCGTGACAGCCGAGAGTTGTTTAATTTCATCGAGCGCATCGAGATTAGCGTCAACAAAATTCTTCACCCCGATTGTGGCGGCGTAGAAAGCTGCACCAAATGCCGCAACTTTAAGTGTGGTTTTATTGATACTAATGCCAAGCAATTCAAATTTATTCAATAATCCGACTGCACCATATTGGGTTGCCCACAAGTCAATGATATTGTCAGATAAATTTTCTGTGCTTTTGGCGTTATCTTCTACGGCTTTTGTATCTTTTTCGGTAGCATCGGTTTTCTGCTCAATCGCAGATTTGAGTTTGCCAATAACTTTCTCAACCTGCTTTGCACTTAACCCCGCCTCTTGTAACTCTTTCGAGAGCTGTTCGGTGTTTTGAAGAAAGCTCTCACCAAATTCAGATAAGAGCTTATCCCCCTCGATAAGTTTCTGCACCCACGCATCTAAGGCTTCATCTTCAGAAAGATTTTCTGTTTCAGATTGTAGTTTTTCAAGCGATGCAAAAAACTCGCTGAACTCGGGCATGTCTTTGACTTGCTCGGTTGCTTTATTCGCAGCCTCTTCTAGCGCTTGACCAAATGCACCTAAACTTTCTACGGCATCTTCAGTGCCGTCTCCAATTACATTGAGGAATTGCTCAAACTGTTGCATTGCTTGGCTATCCGCATCAATGCCGATTTTAATCAGTAGTTCATCGAGTAGCATTGCGTTGCTCCATTTGATTTAATTCAACAATGACTTCATGGAAAGATAAAAGGTCGGCTAACGAATAAACCGACCTTAATTCGTGTAGTGAACAAAAGTTTTTTACGATGGGCGTAAAAATAAACCAGTCAACTTTACTGTCTGACTGGCTTATTTCTTCGCTTTTAGATTGGCTTGAATATTGCTCAGCAATCCGCCCCCACCGATAAAAAAATCAGCGAATTGATACATCAACCCTTCTTTTAATACGGGGATTAAATGCCCACGGTGTTGGTTAAAATGACTATCAAAACGTTCAGATAGTCGGTATAGTTTGCCATCTTGCTCACATGAGGTATGTTTAAGCACGATATCCTCAAGCTCTTTAATGCTTGGGTCGCCTAAATTCGCCAACACAGTCGTCAATACGCTTGCACCGAGTTTTTTATTGTTACCTAATGATGATAAATCGACTGATTGCAATAATTTCATTGCATTTTTGAGTGCAGTCCATGCTGTCATCGCATTAGCTGGCGTCATCGTATAGGTGACATTTTCAATATTGATTTGTTTGCTTTCCATTATTGAACACCTTTTTCAAGATTCATTGTCATTTTCTCGAACACAATCGTCCAGGTTGTCGCATTGTGCCCATTTCCACGCATATAAGCTGCAGGTGTAGTAAAATATCCTTTACTTGCAGTGACAACATCATCATTGATTAAGTCGCGGATAGCGAGTGTCATCGGTAAATAGGTTTTAATACTAGTTTTTTGCTGATTAAACAACTTCGATAAATAGGCGTTATCCTCAGAATGTTGTTTAATTTTTAGGGTTAATTTGCCTGATTGGTCAGGGTTTGCGATAAATACGCCCGTGCCATTTGCGCCAATAACCATTTGCCCCGCATCAACTTGGTTGGTCGCATTAATCACATCTGAGCCGTCTGCCCAGTCACTCATTTCTTTGCCGTCTAATAACACGACAACTTGTTTTGGATCGAAAACTGCCATAGTTTTTCCTCTAGTAGAATAAAGCCAAGAATTTCTCCTTGGCTTTTGAATTATCGGTTATAGTTCACAATCACATCACTAGAATGGATTGCACCCACTAATTTCACTGCGGTTTGAATAGGTGTTGCGCGGCGTTGCTCTCGGTCGCTATCAGATAGCGTATCCATTGGTGCCGCCCATACATAGTAACCCTTTTCCAGATAATCGCCTGTCGTCAAATGACCAAAGCTATCGCCAGTCCATTGACCAGGTGCAAAAGCCCCATTATTCACGCCTTCTAAGCAAACTTTCTCAACGGCTGCAATTAACACTGCTTGCCCTTTGTCTGTTAATGGGATTTTAGTTGGCGATTTATACAAGCGAGCAAATACTTCTTTTTGTACTGCATCTGTAAACCAGTCTAAGATAACGATTTCATCCGCAAATTTACCACCCATTACCGTCCCCTCGGCAATCATCGCTACATCATCAAAATAGGTGTACACGTTAATGCCTAAGCGTTTCGCTTTAGAAAACTCCGTTGCCGTAATTTCATCTGCCGTAATAGTCGGTTGTTGCTTGAATTTAAGCGTTAAAGTCGAGTTGTTTGCCGCAAAATTTGTTGATAATAAACGAGCCAATGCGGAAGATGCAGGGTACATATCGTTTTTATCAAACATTGCTAATGTGTGATCTAAACCTGCATCATATAATTTCTTATAGATGTTATCAGCAGACCATTCAAGTTGTTCAACACGAATAACATTCGCACCAAACATTTTGGTATTAGCTTGCGCGTATTTTGCAGCAGATTCCACTTCACCATCAGTAAGTTGTGCAGCAAACGTAAAGCCATACCACGCATTATTCACTTCGGCTACGTTAAATAATGCCTCGGCAACGGTTTCCTTTTTCAAAGGAATTGATGCCTTGCCTACTTTTCGGCTTGCTTGGCCATTTTCTAATTTAAGCAATGAGCCAATATACTCACCGTCACCGCCACCATTAAAGGCGTAATGGATTTCGGTCGCTTTATCTTCTCCTGCGTTGTTAGAAGTGATGATAAAACGTTGTCCTACGCTATCGTAAGAGATAGATAAAGATGAGGAAAGTGCGGTCAATTTCGCTTGGATTTTGGTTGCAACCGCATTGAAATCTGATGCGTCAGCAAAAGATAGCCCATTTACTTTCTTGGTTTCAGTGCCAATAGTCAGAGTGAATCGACCATTTACAACCGTTTTAAAACGCTCTAAATCATCCGATAAGGTTGCACCGCTTAATGTGTTTTTGGTTGCATCAATGGTTGCGGGTTCTTTTTGCCAACGCACAATAATTAATTGTTTTGCACGAGGGCTTTGAGCAAAAAATGGCTGTGCCGCTTTCGCTGTTTCTGAATTTGTTCCGAATAACTGTTCTACATCACGTTGATTTTCGACATAAACATAACGCGTAGTCGCATCAGCAAATGCTTGTCCTGCCTCTGGCGTGAACAATGCCACGATACCGAATGATTTACGCGCGGCAGATTTTGGCACAGTATTTAACTGCACATTGACAATCTGCGAAATAGATAATGCCATAAGGCTATCCTCCTATTTGTTGAATTAAATGGTTTGTGCGTTGCTCAACGCTTTCTATTAGCTCTAGAGGTGTATCAACAATGTGATGATGACTAAATACAACATCAAACTGCCCTCGCTCTTCATAATCCGCCCCAACGGTAGCCGTTAAATTACGAACATCTGAAAAGCGAATTACACCCCAGTGGTTTGATTTGAGAAAGGAAAGAAACGCTGAACTTTGGAAAATGGCTTTTAGCTTGTAACACTGCGCAAGGGAATTTCGACCGAAACAAGAGAGGCTAACGGTACTTTGCATTGACTGAATGATACGCTCACGTTTGCCGTCAAATTCTCTCGTGGCCTGCCCGATTTCATTGCTTGTCATCAAATCCACGGTAATAAAAGCAGGTAAAGGATTTTCAGGGAGCCAGCCACCAATAACAGCGCCATTAGGTAACTGTAAAGCCTGCTGAATCCACTTTCGCAGTTTGGCTGTGTCTAACGCCGATATTGTTGTGGTATCCATATTTTCCCCAATTTGCTACGGTTTTTATTTTGTAGGTTTCCCCCTCATAAATAACCAAATCACCTATTTTTAACGGCTTAATGGTGTAGATTTTTATTGAGGGGATAAAACGCTCACCTTCGGGCAATAACAACACATCATTAGGAGAGGTCGGCATAACAATGGCAGTCATGCTTTCATCGGTATAACTCGCCCTAAACCCATCAGATGAATGCTCACCTTGCAGATGTTTCACAGTGACAACTTGGCTGAATTTACTATTCAGAAAGCGAGGATATTGGTTGATTAAACTCATTTAACGATACCTTTTACAGAACCACGCAAGTGCCCATCCCATATGAGTGGGTTTTTCTTAATACTTTTGGGATCTAATGTAGCCCTAAGTTTTTTCCTACGTTTAGGGTCTTTAACATCCTTAAGTTTCCATGCTATTTTGGTTGAATCTGCATTTTCAATCCATTTACCACTTGCTATATTAAGCTGGACGTCACCTTCAGCCTTAATCGCTAACTCTTTATAAATTTGCGCAATGTCCATCCCTTCCTGAAAATACCGAACAAAAAGTGCAGTGTATTTCTCTTGGTTTTCTGATAGCGTTTGGCGCAAGAAAGGACGCGGTTTAATATGTTCATTGCCAAGCTCCAATACGGCCGCCAAAGAGGCGAGGTTAAAATTCTTAACCCCCTCTAATGGTTCATCAAATTCAGCAGGAACCCCAACATAAACCGCCTTTTCTTTATCCGCTTTTAATCGCTCAATTAACGCTTTTGCTTGCGCTAAATTCCCCGTAATTTGCACCGCCATTTACGCCACCATTACCCCAATGCCAACCAATTTACGTAATCGCAAATACTCTTGGCCATACGCCGTTAATTGATAATCTACATCAGTGCCTGTCAGTGTTGGCACGACATAGCTAACAGATAACTCGCCAGCACTTTCACTGGCGAGATTCCGATTTGCCCCACCGCCGCCTTCAGTAGTCCAAAGCGACAAACGTAATAGATGAGCAGTCAATGCCAACACGCCACGTTGGTAGAGTTTCCCCCAACGAGATTGACTTACTTCCATTTCTGCATCCGATAAAAAAAGGTCGATTTTTTCATAATCGACCTCTTTAAACTCAGGATAACGCTCAAGGAATACATCCGTATCAAATGTTGGCATAATGACTCCCTAGTAATCTACGTAAAGTGCAGAATTTGGCTCCATAAAAGTTACGCCACCAAATGCCATGCGTAAGCCAGATTCATAAGCTAATAAGCCTTTTTGTTGAGCCGCTAACACAGTTGGCGACATTGGCACATCAAAGATAACGTGCTCTTTGCTGTTTACATAAACCATTGCACGAGTTTTGCCACTTGTTACACGAGTACCAAAGTTTGATGGTAAGGATTTAATTGCAACCTCACGACCCGCAGCCGCAGACAAGCTCTTAGTTAAGAACTCTAATGCGGTTGTATCGGTGTTATTACGTTGCGTTAACGCTAAGTGCGCTAAATCAAGTGAATCAATCGCAAAGGTGTTTGGCGCTTCGATGCGTTTGGTCTTTTCCATACCTTGTAGGAAGATCTCCTTAAAGAATGCCACCGCTTTATCAAAGTCCATCGCTTGTACTTTGTTATTTGCAGCAGTGCCTTTGATGTTGTACACCTCAACAGATTTGTTGTTTAGCAAACCAGTTAAGCGAGCATCTTTTGCATGGCCTAAGAAGGCAACCTTTTGTAAGGTTTGTTGCGCGTTTTTGTTTAACGCCATAATTTTAGCGGTATCTAACGCTAACCCTAACAGTTTGCCTTGTTCAAGTTCTGGTGTTGTCCATGTTACGGATTTAGCCCATGGCACAATGTAAGAGCGAGTTGGCGTAAAGCCGACTTCTACTTGGTCCAATGTGCTTGTGCCAGTGGTAATTAAGCCATCATCAAGCGAACCGTGCTCATCCGCACCATAATGAAGTTTTTCTGTAATACCGACAGCAGCTTGCTGATCTACATAAACAAATTGCGGAAACACAATTTCAGGATATTTGGTTTCTGAAATTTCTTTGCTTACAGCCGTTAAGCCATTTTGTACATAAGTTAATAATGACATCCATCACCCCTTATAATTTTGTAATCATCGCTAATTGACCTTTAACATCAATCACGGTGTAGCCTGTTTCAATCGCATTTGCATCGGTTTCGCCTTGGATTGCGCCAGTTTTACCTTCTCCACCCGTTGTTAATACAAATACTTTACTCCCACGAGATACAGTTTTCTCCGATGCAATATTGACCCAAATCGCATCGCCTGCACCAATGTGCATCACATCGACTAATTCGCCTTCAGACCATTCATCTCGAATGCGACTTGATAACACTACGCCAGCCAATACATCTTTTTTAGCGGATAACGCTTTTACGCCACCGGCGGCATTTAAGGCAACAAATGTTCCTGCTTTTAATGTGCTACCGGAAACCATTTCGGCACTTGTTTTTGCACTGGCAATGTTGCCTTTACCTAATTCACCTGCACGCGCAGGCGCTTGTTCATAAGCGTAACTCATTTAGTCACTCTCCTTAACTGTTGTAAGTTTTATTAAAGTCGATAGACGGCGCAGCTTTATTCGGCGCAGCATCGCCAAGTAAAATACTACCGAGCGATTTACGTTCATCGGCTAATTTAGCCACAACTGCTTTTGCGGTTTGGTATGCCCCCGAAATTTCCTCATCGGATAATTTGGCTGCTTCATCTTTTGTAAAAATCCCCTGTGCCACGACCGCACTTTCTTGGATTTCACGCACAGTAGCGTTATCCGCAAAATTGACTTCTTTAAATGCGGTTTTAGCATCAGCTAATACAGCGGCTTGTTTTGCTTCTGCATCACGTTTTTCTTGTGCCTCTTTTAGCTGTTGAATTTCTTCATCTTTAGCTTTAAGGCGTTTTTCAAGCTCTTCTTTTTCCACGTCATCTTCCTTTTTATTTTCAGGTTTAGATTGTTTTTCTTTTGGTTCGGTTGGTTGTTCGCCTTTTGGCTCTTTACCTTCTTCACTACCAGACTTTTCTTCGTCCTCAATTTGTTTTTTCTGTTCGTCCGACAACTTGATGCCGAACGCACCTAAAAACGCATCGAGAATTTTTGCGGTTTTCCCCATAATGGTTTTATCCTCATCGGCAAGTTTTACACTTCCACCGCAGCGACCCTTTGCCACAATCGCTACGTGGTTGCCGATCATCGGCGACATCTCAAAATCTGCATCTTGTACCGTGGATGGCTTAATATCGCAGTCATATCCGCAAGATAATTGTTCCACACCGTGCTCCTGTACGGTTTTAATGGCTTGTTCATCATAAATCCAAGCCTCGGCTGTGAGTTCATCGCCCACTCGCTTAACATTACGCACGACACCGACAGAAAGCTGTTTCCAGTTTTTCGCATTCACTCCATCTTTAGGATGACCAACGGTTAATGTTGCATTTTCAAAACTCTTAATCGTTTCATCGTTAAATAATGATTTCTCGGTGCGAGCAACTTTTTTAATACCGTCTTCTTTTAAACCTAGTTCTGTAGCGAGGTAATCAAATACCCCAATTTTAGAAATTGTTGCGGGCACAACTAAAAAACCATCTTTAGTGATGGTTCTTTGTGTGGCTGCTTGAGTGGTTTTGTCTGTAAATTTCATTTATTTACCCCAATAAAAAACCCGACCATTTCTGATCGGGTTGTTTGTTTTTTTTTGCAATATCACGCCAACATTTGGCTAATTATTGTTTGTGCTACTTGTTTTATCGTATCAAGTGATAAATCGACGTTTAATTTTCTTCCCACGCCCCATGTGCCGTTATCGGCGAAAGGGTCATTGCTTGCACTTGAGTTTACCGTTCGATTAGGTAAGGACTTCAGAGCAAATAATCCGGTGTAGGTGTTGGCGATAGATTGATCCAAAATCGCCCTAGCCAAATCAGGACTTCCCCCACAGAGTTTTTCCAAGTCTCGCAAACATCGCTTAATCGTATCTTGAGTTTTAATTTCCGCCCGCTTGGCTTTACGCATTCGGCAATAAGCGATCCATGTCTCACGATCGACATAATCCGGCAAAGGAATATTCTCTGCGTTGATTTTCCCATTTGCAGACGTAGCCTATTCCCCTTGGGGGATATAGGGGGGTTATCTTGTATATTGTTTGTAATATTGTCTTTTGTAGAGTCCCAATTTTTGGTACTGGTACTAGTCCCATTTTTTGGTGCTGGTTTAAAATCGTTATTTTCATCAATGAAAAAGTTGAGTGAAAACTCGTTAATTTCACCTTGTTTACGTTCAATATTAACTAGATTTACCGACTCTAATTCTTCTATTGCTGCATAAGCCGTTTTTCGATCTTTTATGCCGCATTGAGCCATAAATTGAGAGGTAGAAATACGATCTGAATCTTTTCTCCAACCTGTAGTTTTCCGTGCAATGAGCAAATAACATTTGATTGCCTTGCCAGAGAGTGAATCTAGGTATTCATCAACAAAAGAATTTGGTATTTGAAAAGAATTTCTAATAAATCGACTCATAGCATCAACTCCGAAGCATAACGTGACGCGATAAATTCAATGCCTTTGCTTGTTACACGTGTCTGAGTGTAATTGTGACCGTGTTCAGCGGTGCCTGTTTTAACCGTAAAAAGATCTTTGGTGTGTGCCGATTGATAAGGCAAAAGCACGCCCGATTGACGATACAAATATTTATCTTCCACCAAGCGATTGACCAATGCACGCTCAGGTATTTTCAAAATCTTCGCCGTCTCACGAAATGATTTACTCGTCCCTATTTCCACATAGTGATCAACAAAAGCGACTTTAGGCGCATTACGCTCTTTTTCTGCTTGTAACTGAGCGGCTAACATCAACGCCTCAGAAAAAGATTGCGGAATAAGTGCGGTTGGTTTTTGTCGATTTTCCAACGCTTGCCAGCGATCGACCACAGCGGCAGTAAATTCAGGCGATAAGCGAGCGACAACAACAAACGTATCCCGCTTGTTTAACTCATAGTAATCAAACCATTGATTTCTATACTCAAATTTTAGTGGCTCAATTTGAGCGACTAAATTTTGTTCAATCAAATCACGAATAACACGTAATACATTTTTGTGTTCTTTATGTGTAATCTCCGCAATTTCCCGACTACTCATCGTCAAAATACTTGCGTTTTCTTTCGTCATCGTTAATAATTGATTCATCTGTATATTCCTTAATGAATTAGCCACGAAATCTCCTCGTGGCTTTTTTATTTACCCAAATACTTCTCACGTAACCGCTTATCAAAGCCTTGTGACGCAAGGAGTAACATTTCAAATTCACTTTTCTCAATCGCAATGTGCGTATCCGTATCAAAAACACCAAATTGACAAGCGGCGATAAAGTTAAATGTCTGAGTAAACTCTTCATTACTAATAAAACGACTCAGTGTGCTAGGCGTGGTTTCCATACCTTCCGCCACCTCGTATTGCTTTTGCTTGTAATATTTTTCGATAACCTGATCAGAAAGCACTCTTGCGGATCGCGTTAATTTATTGCGTGCCATTGCGTATTCCTGTTGGTAAATTAGCTTTGAGACGGAAATACATCCTCGATACAAACTTTTGCTCCAAGTGAGTTCAGAGTTTGAACAATCTTCTGAGCAACACTTAACGATGGAGAACGTAATCCAGTCTCATAATTAGCAATTCGTGGTTGGCTCCATCCGATATGGTTGGCTAGTTGTCGCTGAGTAATCCCAAGCTGTCCTCGAATCTGTGAAAGGTTATTCATTGATAAATTTCCTTTTGTGATTTTATATAATCTATTTAATCACACAATGGAATTTCTATCAATCACAAATTGAAATTATCTAAATATAACGTAACGTGTTATTATTTGAACTAAAAGAAGGAGAAATTAAATGGCTACACTTGGCGAAAGAATAAAAGCGTATCGAGAACAGTTAAAAATCAGTCAAAAGGAATTAGCTGAGAGATGTAATAATATTGATACCAAAAGTGAGAATGCGCGTTGGGGACAACCGAGAATTGCTAATTATGAAAAAGGCAATAGAACGCCTGACCTAGAAGATATATCTATCATAAGTAAAGCACTTAATATCCTGCCTGAGGTTTTAGCCTTCGATTCAAACATAAGCGAGATCAAAGAGTCAATTTGTCGTTATCCATTATTAAGCCCAATCCAAGCAGGACTATGGACTGATATTAGATCGCTCGAAGGATTTGACGGTTACGAGATGATCCCAAGCACTGCCATCGCCTCTGAAAATTCCTTTTATCTACGAATTGAAGGGAAATCTATGCTCCCCCGATTCAACGAGGGCGATCTGGTTTTAATCGATCCTGATATTGTGCCAACGCCAGGAAAATTCGTGGCAGCAATTAATGGCGACAACGAGGCGACATTTAAACAATACAAAGAGCTTGGCACGAAAACACCAGAAGGCATACCGCACTTTGAGCTTGTTCCGTTTAATCCAATGTTCCCAACATTAAGCTCACTCAACCAAGAAATCCGTATTATTGGTGTGGCAAGGGAAAGAGTTGAAGTTTTGTAATTAAAATGCCAATCAAGGAAACCTGAAAAATTGGCTAATCTACCATAATTAATTTAGCGATAACTAAAAAACCACTTGACTTTACATGCTCAAAAAATCATACAATAAGGAATCAATATGACACAAAAACTTGGAAATAATATGACTCAATTAGCACTCGTATTTGAGGAGGGGACTTCTCTTTCATTTGACGATTTTGCGAAACAAAATGGAATTACATACTGGTATGCATCTGATCTTGCTATGATGTTAGGGTATAACGATATGCAGGCGATTTTAAAAGCAATGAATAAGGCTTATGCTGTATGTAATAACTTAGATATTCCAATTGTAGACAACTTCATTCAGACGCAATCGCCGAACACACCATCTGACTTTAAAATGACTCGCTTTGCTTGTTATTTAACGGTTATGAATGGAAATATAAGTAATCCAAAGGTTGCTGCAGCCCAAGCATATTTCGCTAAACTGGCAGATGAAATTCACACACTTTGCCAAAGCGCCGACGAGGTGGATCGCGTTTACTTACGTGGCGACATTTCAGATAGAGAAAAAAGCCTGAGCCATATTGCCCACAAACACGGCGTGGAGAACTATGCTTTCTTCCAAAATGCTGGGTATAGAGGGATGTATAATATGAATATTAAAAGCTTAAAAAACAAAAAAGGACTATTTGATGACAAAGCATCACTGCTTGATTTCATGGATAATGAGGAGCTCGCAGCGAATATATTCCGCGTAACACAAACAGAAGCAAACAGAAGCAAAAATAAGAAATCAAAATATTAAAGGGCAAAAAAATTTAGAAAATGCGGCTGAAACTGTTGGCCGATCTGTTCGTAATGTCATGATCTCAAATACTGGAACAGCACCTGAGGATCTCGCCCTTTCCCAAGAAAAAATTAACAAAATACAGTCAAGTATAAAGAAAACACATAAAGCACTAACAAAGCACGACAGCAAGAAAAAATAATCCTCTATTTGACAAACAAACCGCCTCACTGGCGGTTTTTTATGACTCAAATCTACCCTTGCTTAAATTCGCCAAATCTTGCTTATCTCCATCTCAATTTACTGCAACTCTCTAAAAATTCCCCCTCATCATACTTGCTTAATTACAACTAAAACTTGCTTACACTCACAAAAGCACCTCAAAAATCAACCACACTTTTCTATTCTTGCTCATCTACTGGTTAAAAAACAATCAATCAAACACTATTCTCAAAAATTTATTTCTTTAGAAATCAACAATATAATCACATTATAAAATTTTTTAGATACAAAATCACAATTTGTATTGATTGAATTATTTCAAATTGTGATAATAAACCACATCAAAACGAGATACACAATCTCAATGCTCTTTAAAAATTTGTGATGAAAAAAGCCCTGCGAACAGGGCTTAGTTATTAAGATTCATAAATAGGTGTCTTTCTATCAGTATCCATAACTAGACCAATGCAATGTAGGCAGTTTTGTTTGGTTGTATAACCCTCGCTAACTGCAATGGTTTCATGATTGGCGGCTTTTAGTCGCCAATACCACTGATTGTTTACACCCTGAAATATCTGAAAATACATAGAGGTAGTTCCTTATTCAAGAAGAAATGAAACGCTATGCAATTTCTTATCACTTCGACGGCAAAAGGTGGGCGACAGATGTTTACGCCCATTCATTCAAAGAAGCGGAAGAAAAGCTAAAAGCAATGTCCCAAGGTACTGTTGACGGCGAGATTCACCTTTCAGTTTACATTCCTGAAAATCCGCTATCGAAAGTATCAAGGTTGATTACAAGAATAGCTAAAAAGTTTATGTAAGTCAGTGACTTTCATCACAAATTTTAAACAATTTGGTTAAAGAAACTCACTCGGCGGAAGCGCAGACGGAAGCCCAACGGTGCTAAGCGGTCGTTAGATTGAAAGCCCTAACCTACTTAGTTAAGAGTGAGTTTTAAAGTCTGCCCATGCAAAGCCAGTGAAAAACGGTGCAGTTTCTGAATAACTTGGAGCGGTGGAAAGACAGACGCTCAATGCGTCTTTTTTTATCGCCACAAAACAGCTATTCTACCTTTTTCATAAATTTATGAAAAAGCCCAATGATGAACTGTTTAGGAGGATCGAAAGATCCGCCGTTTTGCTCTAAGTACGGTACTGCGAATCCTATTCAGTTCATCACCAACTATTCGCAGTGGTTCGTGATGAGTTTTAAAACTTACTTAAGAGAATCACAAAATGACAAACTCAAACTTAATTCCTGTTTTTAACGGCTTAATCAACCTGTTCAACTTTGCAACGCTCGTGAACTTCACGCATTCCTAGAAATACAAACTCGTTACAATGACTGGATCAAAAACCGCATCAACGAATATGGCTTCATCCAAAATGAAGACTACCTCGTCATCACCGAACGCACCAACGGACGCCCACGCAAGGAATATCACATCACCCTCGATATGGGCAAAGAACTCAGAAATTAATTGCACCATTTAAAGCGTCTAATCAAATGAACTGGGAAAGAGCGAAAAACCTCATCGCCCAATAAAACATCACAAAATCCGACCGCACTTTTTTAAGCCTGCGGCGGATTCTCACACCTAAAATCCGACAAAAGGAACAGAAAATGAACAAATTAATCATTACGCTCGTGTGTACATTTGTAGTGTATATGGTGCACGCCCTAAACCTTAATCAAGACTTTGACGGCAAAATCTGTCACACCGAACAGACACAACAATATTAACAAACCACCGCTCTTATGGGCAGTTTTTTATTTGAGGAAATATGGAACCAATTAAACTTTCGCAGAAAGCCGAAGAAGAAATTGTGAATGCGGCAAAAATGGCGGCGTTATCTAATTTGACCGAAAAAAGCCAAAATTTAATTACGCTTGAGGATATCGCAATATATTTTGGGTGACACTATCAAACCGTTGCCAAGATTATTTCAAAACTGCCTAATTTCCCAAAACCCGTTACGGTCGATCAACAAAATTCTCGCCCACGCTATATCTCAGGCGAAGTTCTTCGTTGGGGGCGGATCAATGCTAAACGTATTAGCTAATCAAGTAATTCCGCCACCTCCGCCATATCAGGGGCATAATAGACATTTTGTAAAATCGAAATATCTTTATGCCCAGATATTTTGGCTAATGTCATCACATCTACTTTTTTAGATAGTCTAATCAATGCTTCACGCCGTGTGTCGTGAAAATGCAAATATTCTCGCTCGGCAAGTTTTTTGAGTTTTCGGAATGTTGCATCAAGCACATTAGACTTAATATCAAAACACAATTCCTCATCCCCTATCCGACTAACATCAGATATATATTTATCCGTAACTGGATGGCGCAAAAAGCGATTCAGCCGATTAAATTCGTGCTTTTCTCCACGCTTTGTTGGCGTAATTTCGTTCAAATACCGCTTAATAACATCAGAAAATAATGTATCAAGTTGCAATCCTTGCGCTTGCAATTCTATTTTCTTTTCCTCTTCCTCTTCCTCTTCCTCTTCCGCACCCCATTTCATGTTGCATTGGCGTAATCGATGCAT